AACCAGGGACCCTTTGATCCTGAGTATCATACCATCTATCAGTCAAATTTATGCTGTGAAATTTTATTACCTACTAAGCCCTTTCGCCGTCTGGACGACGATGCTGGCCGTATTGCTCTATGCACACTGGGATCCATCAACTGGGGTGCGTTCCGCAATCCTGAAGACATGCGTCGGGCTTGCCGCATACTGCAGCGCAGTCTATGTAATATATTGGACTATCAAGACTATCTGAGCATCCAGAGCATGCTGAGCAATCAAGAGATCCAGCCCTTGGGCATTGGCATCACTAATCTAGCATACTGGCACGCCAAGCGTGGCCTACAGTATGGCGACAAAGATGCCTTGCAAGAAGTCAAGTCGTGGATGGAACATCAGGCCTACTACTTGACAGAAGCCACAGTTGAATTGGCCAAGGAACGTGGACCATGTAGTCATAGTGGATTAACACGCTACGGACAAGGGGTATTTCCATGGGAGCGTCGCGCTAAGGCTGTCAACGAACTTGCTAACTTCCGACCAGAACTTGATTGGGAATCACTGCGTGAAAAGATGAAGATTCATGGTGTGCGTAATGCAACATTGATGGCAGTGGCTCCGGTTGAGTCGTCATCGGTTGTGATCAACTCAACCAATGGCATCGAAATGCCCATGAGCTTGATCACTGTCAAGGAATCCAAAGCAGGAAGTTTGATCCAAGTGGCACCCGAGTACAACAAACTCAAATCAAAGTATCAACTCATGTGGGCCCAGAAGGACTGTGATGGTTATCTCAAAACAGCAGCTGTGATTGCAGCCTATGTGGATCAATCAATCTCAACCAACACGTTCTACAATCCAGCACATTTTGCGGACCGCAAAGTTCCAACTACATTGATTGCTCGAAACTTGATGTTGGCACATCGTTGGGGCCTGAAAACATTCTACTACAGCCTGATCAACAAGCAAGGTAGCAAAGGACAAGATGAACCTGTAGAAGGTAAATTAGAAGCGATTGATTTTGATGATCAAGAAGATTGTGAAGCTTGTAAATTATAAATTGAAAGAGAAAAATGAAAAAGCGTAATTATACCAAAGAAGATGTAACAAAGTTACAAGGTAGTTTAAAGATCGAATACACCCTAGCTCGTCGTGGTGCAACCAAACTGCGTGAGCTTTTGGCCACAGAACCTTTTGTTCCTACCTTGGGCGCATACAACGGACAGCAAGCAGTACAACATGCCAAGGCAGGACTCAAGGCAATTTACCTGTCAGGTTGGCAAGTGGCAGCGGCTGCAAACACAAGTGGTCGTGTCTATCCAGACCAAAGTCTATATCCAGTAAACTCAGTGCCTGAGATTGTTCGAGAAATCAACAACGCACTACGTCGTGCTGATCAATTACAAACCTTAGAAGGTGTAGGCAACCAAGATTTTTACTTGCCAGTTATTGCTGACTGTGAAGCTGGCTTTGGCGGAGCACTCAACGCATACGAACTAACACTCAGCTGTATCGAAGCAGGCGCGGCTGCTGTACACTTTGAAGATCAACTCAGCTCAGAAAAGAAATGTGGACACCTGGGTGGCAAGGTTTTAATTCCCACCAAGCAGGCCGTTCGTAACCTTAATGCCGCAAGACTAGCCGCAGATGTAGCAGAAGTAGACACAGTTATTCTAGCACGTACTGATGCCGAATCCGGCACACTGATTACCACAGATATTGATCCTATAGATCAACCTTTTATTGACTACACAAAAGAGCGTACAGAGGAAGGCTTTTATCATTTTAAAAATGGACTAGGTGCCTGTATCGCTCGAGGACTTGCTTATGCTGAATACGCAGACCTGCTGTGGTTTGAAACATCAACTCCAGACCTGGCACAAGCACAGGCATTTGCTGATGCTATCCATGAGAAGTTCCCCGATCAACAGTTGGCCTACAACTGTTCGCCAAGTTTCAATTGGCGCAAGTACCTAACTGAAGAACAGTGTGAGGCATTCCAAGCAGAAATTGGTAAGATGGGGTATGCTTATCAGTTTATCACCCTTGCTGGTTTCCATTGTAACAACCTCGCCACCTTTGAAATGGCAGAAGCCTATCAGAAAACAGGCATGCGTGGTTACTCAGATATGCAACAACGTGAGTTTGCCGCACAGGAAAGAGGATTTACTACTGTAAAACATCAACGTGAAGCAGGTGTTCCATACTTTGATGCTATTGCCACAGCAGTTGGCGCTACAAGCACAACAGCACTTGAGCACTCAACAGAAGCGGACCAATTCTAGTATCACAAAAAGGAGGAAAGAAATGAGAATCAAATACTTTGTGTCAACAATGCTGTTACTTATTATAGTAGGCTGTTCTAAAGACACCTCTACAACAGCAACTACAACAACTACCGCCGCTATCACAGAAGATGCTGATGCACCAACCACATTACTAAGCTCGGGAAGGATAAGCCCTTATCAAGCTCAACGCAATGGACTATTCATGGCAGCAGATTTTCTTGCGGCAGTTCCTGGCAACACACGATTCGAAATCAGTACACAGCCCTGGATGGATACCACAAACAACACCGTGGTCATCGCAAAGATGCCATTTGTGAGTGGTACCAAATATGCCAAAGATTATGCCAAGGAAGGCAGTGTGTTTGCCATTACCGAAGATGCCCGGTATCGTTATTTTGTGGGCAATGGATTACCAAACACTGCCATGGGCGACTTTCCTGTACAACCTGGCACTCCTGCTTACAAATATTACCAGGCTGCTCCGGGCGGACATGATTTTAGAACAGGCATTCCTGGCCACGACTATTCCAGTGCCGCAGCCATTGGCGTGAGTCCATATGAATTGAATATTCAACTGCCCAAAATCCCAAAGCTAAGTGCCAAACCAAATCCCATTGCGGCATTGCCAATCGGCGTCACACTCACCGGCACAGTATGGCACGCTGAGATCGCCAACGCCAGTAGCACAGCATGGTATCCACCTGCTTCAATCTTGCCGGTTGACCAATGCTGGGGGCATCCGTATGCTCAACAGTATCACTTGCATGGCTACAGCTGGAAATGTTTCCCCAATCAAGGCACCACAGGCCACTCACCCTTGTTTGGCTATGCTCTAGACGGCTTTGGTATCTATGGTCCCCGAGGTGATGATGGTAAAATGGTCACCAATGCCCAACTGGACGAATGTCATGGACACACTCATCCAGTCATGTGGGATGGCAAGATGCAGAACATCTATCACTATCACTTGAACAATGAATTTCCATATGCCATTGGTTGTTTTAGAGGGGAAGTCAACTATGACCAAGCACTAGGGTCAGCTGATTTGAGGGCACACAACAAACCTCATGGAGTACCGGGCAAAGGACACAACCATAAGAGTCACGGGCCAAAAGGTATTATTGCGATTCCAATTGGAGCCTTTCAATGAGCCAAGCACAATACAATTTACACACACGAACAGATTACCTTAACCGCAAGATGTTTTTGGATCCAGCAGGTCCAGTGACCATACAACGCTTTGAGGAAGTCAAGTATCCTAAAGTTGTCAAGTTTGAACAAGAAGCACGTGGATTCTTTTGGGTACCAGAGGAAATCAGTCTAACCAAAGATGCCAGCGACTTCAAAGAAGCTTCTGACACGGTGCGTCATATTTTCACCAGTAACTTGCTGCGACAAACAGCTTTGGATAGTCTACAAGGTCGTGGCCCCACGCAAGTGTTCACTCCTGTAGTCAGTATTCCAGAACTGGAAGCTCTAATGCTGAACTGGGGATTCTTTGAAACCAACATCCACAGTCGTAGTTACAGTCATATCATACGCAACATCTACAACGTACCCAAAGAAGAGTTCAACAAGATCCATGACACTGCCGAAATCGTGGACATGGCGTCAACCATTGGGCTGTATTATGATCGCTTGCACATGATCAACTGCCGCAAAGAGTTGCAGGAGGAATTTGATGAGTACGAACACATCAAGGCCATATGGTTGGCACTGAATGCCAGCTACGGTCTTGAAGCCTTCCGCTTCATGGTAAGTTTTGCCACTTCATTGGCCATGGTAGAGAATCGCATATTCATCGGCAACGGCAACATCATCTCATTGATCCTCCAAGACGAGATCCTGCACAAAGATTGGACTGCCTGGATCATCAATCAGGTGGTCAAAGAAGATCCCCGCTTTGCCCGAGCAAAACAAGAGTGCGAAGCCGAAGTATATGCCATGTATCTGGATGTGATCCGTGAGGAAAAGTCCTGGGCCGACTACCTGTTCAAGAAAGGACCAGTGATTGGTCTCAATGCCAACATCCTCAAGGACTTTGTGGACTACACAGCCGTGGTTGCTCTCAAGGAAATCGGAGTCAAGTATCAAAGTCCAGCACCCAAGACCACTCCAATCCCTTGGTTCAACAAACACGTCAACACGTCAAACAAACAGACTGCTCTGCAAGAAAACGAATCAACCAACTATGTGATTGGTGTCATGAGTGATACCTTGGACTACGAAGCTCTACCACAGCTATAATGAATCCTAGGGACTTGGAAAAAATTGTCTGGTTTGGCTCCAGTTGGGTATTGGGTACGGAATTAGAAAAAGCATCCGAACTCGGCTTGGGAATAGACCAAGATCTGTTTAGACAACAAAATAGATTTTCTTATCGGGTGTCACAACACTTTGATTGCCAGGAAATCAATCTGGCACAGGAATCTATTTCCAGCGAACGCATAACAAGGAAAATTGTAGATTATGTGAATTCTCCTGAATTTGACAAGTCTACTCAAATGATTTTTATTGTCTGGCCAATGGTTGAAAGATATTTTTGGATCGATGATAAAAATCATGTCCATGATATTCGCTACGACAACAATCATTGGTGGTATCGACATGTTGACAATTATTTTTACAGACACTATTGTTTTAAAAGGAATGTCTGGTCTCTTCAAAATTTTTTTATTGCAAACTCAATCCATTACGCAATGATCAATGGTGAAAGTAAATTAGATCAAAATTCTATCAAACAAGATTTTCCATCTTTGCCCGAAGCCAACTGGATTTTACCACCCTGGGAAAGAATGTCGGACTGGTTAAACTTTGATTTAGACAACGGATATCCGTTGGCCAAAGAAAAACATGAATTTTTCTGGCCTTGCGAAAATCATCCAAATGTGTTGGGACACGCCGAGCTGGCCAAACAAATAATTCCACACCTGGAAAAATTTCTATAATTACAACAGGAGACGATAATATGAAAGCAATAGTATGGAGTAAAAATGCCTGTCCATTTTGTGATCAGGCCAAGGCATTACTCAAGCTAAAAGGCATCGAGTATGAAGAACGCAACATCAGCACAGACTGGACTCGTGAGCAACTGCTAGAAGCGGTACCCAATGCCCGCACAGTGCCACAGATTTTTCTAGATGGTCAGTTGATCGGCGGATTCACAGAGTTACGCAAACACTTACAAGGATAACATGAAAATAGAACTAGATCAGGTGTACACAATTAAAATCTCCAATGGTGACGAAATGGTGGCCAAAATCACCGCGGAAGATGACAACACTTACACAGTAGTCAAACCTTTGACTGTGGTACCAGGTCCGCAAGGTATCAACATGATACATAGTTTGTTTACTGCAAATCCTGACAAAAATGTCACTATAAATAAACTACAAGTCAGCTGTATTGCCATCAGCAGAGAGGAAGTGCAGGACAGCTATGTAGAAGCTACCACGGGTATCAAACCAGTGAGGAATAGCAAAATTTTAATGGGATAACAAAACATGCCAGGAGTTCAACGAGTAGGAGATTTTAATGCAGGCGGTGGTATAGCACTTGGACCCGGGCACACTAATGTGTTGATCAACGGTCGTCCTGCGTTGATTCCAAATACGCCATTTACTCCGCACATAGGCTGTAATCCCTACTTTCCCATACACTGTGCAGGAGTAGTTGCTATCACAGGAAATTCACCTTCGGTGTTTGCCAATGGTCAACCTCTAGTGGTTGATGGTGCCAAGGATTCGTGTTTTCATGGACGCACGGCTGGCAGTCCCAATGTGCGAGCAAGAGGTGGTTCCGGACTGGGCGGCACGCTGGCAGGCATTGGAGTCAAAGTCGTGGGTGCATTGATATAATGGCAACGTTGGGCACTCTAAGCAGTTTAAATCTCATCGCCGGAGCGGGCATACTTGGCAACGTGGGCGGTGTTCCATTGGCTGCCAATGTGTCCTTGCAAACCAACATAACCAATTATTTGAATGTGCAGGTGGTATCCAGATTTGCCAACATCGTGGCCACTGGATATGTAAATCAGAACATCGTGGCCAATACTTTTCCTGCCCTGGTAAATGCCATTCCCACAGCTTATCAAGGCACCCTTGGGTCAGGAACCATGACCGCGGCCATTGTATTCCAGAGCAATCGCATCATTGGCACCAATGATTTGGGCATATTTGATCAGGTGTTCTCAGCGGCGCAGGCTTTTGTAAATCAAACCAATCAATTGATCAATGCCACAGTGAATGCCAACAGCGCACCCAACACCATAGCTTATACCACACAGGATAATCTTATCACTGGTGGACTCAGCAGCATCAGTTTGGCTTTTCCGGCATTTGGCACAGACCTAGCTCGCTTGGGCAATCTGATCAACTTGAACAATCTCAACAATCTCGGCAGTCCTGCTGCGTTGTTAAAACAAATCGCGGACCTTAGCAATCCTACACCCGGACTGCAAACGGCTCTACTGCGTGCCGGTGTGTCGGAAAGCATAGTAGACGATCTCAGCAATGCCAACTGGACCGATCGACAACAAAAGTTGGCCTATGAAGCCATGACCCAGGTCACTGGCACTGATCTAACACAAGTTTTGAGATTGCTCAGGGTGACTACGCCAAACATAAACACCATGGCCGATTTGCTGAATCCGGTGAAAATTTTTCCTTTGAGTTTCAACACATTGACAGCTCCTACAACCAATGGTCTGCGAGCTGTGTATATAGATCAAAACGGCCAGGTCAACACCAATTTAGAGACCACATTACCAGCCAGCGTGCTGGCACCGTTGCAAGGTAATCCCTTGCAGAACTTGCCAAGGGTGATCGAATGAGTACCTATGACCAGTTGAGAAAAATAATTCCGCCTGATCAGGCCTTGGCCAGCAAGGCTCTACAGGCTGGCCTGTCACAGATCAAAACAATTTTTGATACCAGCTTGCCTGCGTTGGCCAATACCACTGTGTCTATGGAAACTGTTCGCGGACTGCCAGCAATCAACAATCTCACACAACCTTTGCCGGCCAATGTGGTTGCGTATTACACCACTCAGTTTTACAATGGCAGTGGACCGAACGGAACCTTGTTACTAACAGACTTGATTGGCACACCCACTGGTTATGTCATGAACGTTTCGTTGTCGTCGGTAACTTCAACCTTGAATCAAATGACCATAGACGGTGATTTTGCCACATTGACCAATGGTACCACAGGAGTTTATACCGTGATGGAAACCACGGCTGCTGGTACATACACTGCCGAGGATCCCATGACTCCTGGAGATTGGTATACTACAATTCCCGGCGGTTTGCCTGGAGCAGGCACTTATGGGCCAGCCAACACAGCCAATGCAAGTATACAGACTGCTTTCACTTCCGGATTGAATCCGGCCATGATCAGCTTGGTTGGTGCGATAGCAACTGCCAATCCTGTTCAAACTGCTTCAACCACACAGCAGTTCGGAAATATATGCATACAGATCAACTTAGAAAATACCAATTTGGCCTTGGCCGGAGTTGATTTCGCCAATCTCGTGGTCAATCAAACACCCTGGGGACTGGTGTATAATTTGAATTCCGATGGACTGGACACTACCGAAGGTGGTAGCGCATTTGTGCTAGAAAGTCTGGCCAATAGCCAAACCCAAGGTGGGCAAGCCATAGTTGGCACCATGCGGGAATCCCGAAATCAGGCCAGATTAAACAACGCAGGCTTGGGCACAGATATCACAGTCAGCAACGAAGCCGTGATTCCGCAGGCTGACCTGCCTAGAGGAACTTATACTGCGGCTGAAGCATCCGCCCAAAAAACCATTTGATTTTGCCAAAAAAATCAACTAGATTCCTGGGCAAGGCGTTAAATATACAGCACCGTAAAAAAGTGCAAAATTTAAACTTTCGAAAGGAAATACCATGAAAGCATTACTCGCAATCGTAGCATCCGTATTTGCATTATCGGCCGTGGCTCAAGCTCCTGCTAAAAAAGAAGAAGCTAAACCAGCTGCTGCTGCTCCTGCAAAGAAAGATGAAAAGAAAGCCGAAGCTCCAAAAGCTGACGCTAAAAAAGACGAAAAGAAAGATGCAAAGAAGTAAAAATCTGTTCGCGCAGTTGGACAGTAACCCTACTATATGTAGGGTTTTTTTATGGTTGACCAAAAAGTCTCCTTTTTGTATAATAGCAGTATAGTAACTAAAAGGAGCAATAGTATGTCAAAGAAGCATTTCGAACTACTCGCCAAATACATCAACTCGATCATGGATCCCCATGCTCGTCTTCAGGCCGCAGTTGCAGTGGCGTCGGCCTGCAAAGAAGCCAACCAACGTTTTGACCAGGACCGTTTCTTTTCGGCCTGTAACATCTGATCATGGTAAACTGGGTCTTGGTTATGTTTATGGCCGGCACACCTGGCGACTATCATGTGTACGGCGGTTTCAACCGATTGGAGAACTGTGGAAACACACGGGCTCGGTATCAGCAGATTTTTGAACAAACTGGCAGCAAGATGCAAGCGGAGTGCCGTGCCAGAAAGGATGTAAAACTGGGTCAACCCACGTCGGTGGTGTTTAAGACCTATGTGCTAAGATAAGTAATCTCCGACCCGGTGGCAACCAGGGTTAGTATGCACTAACATACTGTAATTCCTAAGTCCGGGACAATGGTTGACCAATAATGACAATTCGGTTATAATGTAGTTATAGTTAAGTTTATGGGGTGGTGCTGGCAGACCCGGGTAACACCTTAATGTAGAGTCAACTAAATGCAGGCCAACTCTACACCCCGCCCAACAATGAAGGAGCAGATATGTATTTGAGTATGTTACCAAAAACAGAACAAGAACAAATCGTCCAGGCCCTGCGTGGCCCACAGTTTGATCGCAAGACACACGGTGCCTTGTTTGACCGTGGAAGTGCAGATTCATACTATGGTCGTCCCCGTGATCCACACTATTGGCCAGAAGGTACCGGGCATGGTACTAAGATTACCGACCTCAATGAAGCTGAAATAGCGGAATATATGGCCGGTTACGACTACAACGAGCAGTATGGCGACAAAAAAAGCTGGGATTGACCAGAAAAGGCCCATTTGTTATAATAGTATTATAAACAATAAAGGAGCAACAGCATGGCACACAGCGATTTCGCAGATTTAACGGTAGACGACTTGCAGAGCTATTACAGCGACTTCCACAAGGATTTTCACGGTTGGCGTCCACGTGGTGCCACACCCGAACAGTGGCGTGATCGTGGCTACTTGGTAGCACAGATCAATGGTATCCATGATGCCTTGGATGCCATGAAGAAGACCGAAGCGGGCCGTGCCCAACTACGTGAGGCCGGTTGGGTCGTTGAAGACGAACCCGAAGTGATCGATCCCGAAGAGTATGCCAACTGGTCAGCCGACCTGGATGCTCAAGCCTATGGGGAGGCGGTGTAATGGGATTCTTCAAGGACATTGAAATTGAAATCATGGAGTGGCAAGCCCGTGGTCGTAGCCGGGAAGAGACCTACATCTACTTCAAAGACTATGTGACCCAGGAAGATGTGGCTCGTATTTTTGCCCGTGATTGTGATGAGGAGACTGTGTGATGTTTGAAGACTACGAAGATGAATCGCCTAGTGCCAATCGTAAGCGCCAGATCCAAAGCAGTATCCGAATGACCTTGACACGTGATCAGATCATGACCTTTGTGGGTGGCTTGCACGAAACACAGATGGAACTGATCGAAGCAGTAGTCAGCAGTCGCGAACGTCAAGGTTTTCCAGAAGCCTCGGTTGCAATTAAAAAGATCATGGAGATGAAGTAATGGGTCTTGACATGTATGCCTACACTGCCAGCCGCCCAGGTCAAAGTTCTGAATGGTGGGCCGATGCCGAGTTAGACCAGAATCTCAATGAATTTGTGAATCCTCGTCTGAGTCGTCCTATTGAAATAGCCTACTGGCGCAAGCATCCGCACCTACATGGTTGGATGGAACAGTTGTGGCAGAGCAGAACCAATCCTGAACCCGATGCGGTGTTCAATGGTGTTGAGCTTGAATTGTTTCGCGAGGACATTGACCGCTTGGAACAGGATATACAGGCGGAAATCCTGCCCGAGACTCGCGGATTCTTTTTTGGTGATGACGCCAGCGACTATTATAGATCGCAGGATCTTGAGTTTGTCAAAAACGCTAGGGCAGAGCTATTTTTAGGTCTGCGTGTATTTTACAACAGTTCATGGTGAAACAATGAAACCACAAGACACAGCATTCAGATTATGGCTAACAAGAATCTACATGGAACACAAGGACGAAGCCATCACCTATGGTTTTCCTACCTGTGATGCTGCCACTTACTTCCGAATGTACAAGTATTGGTTAAAACGCGAGTATAAACATCGACAACAGGGTGTTAAATAATGTTAGACATGCAAGATGTCAAATTCGAAGGACTCAAGTTGGCCGCAGACTGGATTCGTGATCTCGAAAGTTCAGACAGCAGAATACACAAAGAGAAAGTGATTGAAAAGGCACTCATGGCTGCCAAGCTGGGCAGTGCCAATGCCCAATGCTTTTTGTTCAACTGCTATGAAGCCTACAACCCCTTCCACGTGTTTGGTGTGCGTCAAGTACCCAAGACCGAAGGGCTAGTAGACAGACCGAACCCCTGGCCCCGTTTCTGGGCCTTGTTAGAAGCCTTGAGAACTAGAAGTATCACAGGTCATGCGGCCCGTGATGCCATTGAAGCCATCAGCCAGGACTTTGACTCAGAAGAGTGGAATGGCCTGTGCCGTAGAGTCATCATCAAAGATCTGCGCTGTGGCATCAGTGAAAAAACCATCAACAAGGTAGTGGGCAAGACCGAATGGCGCATACCGGTGTTTACCTGCCAGTTGGCCACAGACAGTAATGACCATCAATCAAAGATGAAAGGCATCAAAAGGATCGAGTGCAAGCTGGATGGTGTGCGTGTGTTGGCTCTGTGTACCAAGAACCGTGTGACCTTGTACAGTCGCAACGGCAAGATCTTTGAAAACTTTCCTGACATTGAGGCTCAGTTGAATCTTGTCAAGAATCGTATCAGTTTAGAAACCAAGGGTCCGTTTGTGTTGGATGGTGAGATCGTGGGCGAAAGTTTCCAAGCTCTCATGAAACAGGCACAACGCAAAGACAATGTCCGGACCAAGGACATGAACTACTATATTTTTGATGTGGTTCCAATAGCAGACTTTGAGCGTGGATTCTGGAATGCCCAACAACACAAGCGGACCCTGATGTTGAGCATCAATCAAGAACACATTGAATCCGAACCAAATCTGCGTGTGATGCCAGGCATGGATGTAGATCTCAGCACAGCTGAAGGACAGGACATCATGCGGCGCTTTGCCAATGACGCAGTGGCTGATGGCTTCGAAGGCATCATGATCAAGGATGTAGGTGCCCCTTACGAATGTAAAAGGACCACATTTTGGTTGAAGTGGAAGCCAGTGATGACTGTGGATCTCAACATTGTCGGCTTTGAAGAAGGCACAGGTCGCAACTTGGGACGGTTGGGTGCTATAATATGTGAAGGAACTGATAATGATCGTAATATTCGTGTTAATGTGGGCAGTGGCCTTTCCGATGCTGATCGTGATGAATATTGGCATTCCCGAGATGACCTACTTGGCC